GTCCATAGAAGCAGCCTCTGGATCAGGGTAGAAGTTCCAGCATGACACGTGTTGTGTTTCAGGTACTGTCTTAATGATAGGGTCATACTCACCCTCTTCATTCCAGTTAGGATACTCCTTATCTATAGCAAACGGACCTTTCATGACACCTGTGCCAAGCAAAGCCATCTCAAACGCCATAGAGCGTAGATGTATAGAAGCACCAGACTCTTCTAGCTGGTCATGGATCTTCTTCTCCATCTTCTTAGCTGCGATCATAGCAGGATGGAATGTAACTGTAGTAGGGGTAGTACCGTCACCCTCAACAATCTTATCAGTTACAGATGAGAGCTTATCCTCTAGTGGGCCAATACGCCGTGCTAAGTCTGCAAGTGTCTCACCTGGCTCAAGCTTAGTGTCAGGACCAATCAAGTAAGGCTTAGGCGCTGGGCGCTCTGTAACAGACTTTAGTGCATCCCCAGCAGCCGCTGCATTAGGATCAGCGTTAATGTGTACAGACTCTGCTACACCATCTGGCAGAATGGAGGGGTCTACACTCATAGGGAACTTGTTATTACCAAACAGTACGTCTGTGATAGAGCCGTATGCAGCAAGCGTCTTAGTCTTAGTTACCTTAACAAATACACGAGACTTCTCTGTGTCTGTGAACTGTACATCAGAACTGTAGAGACCACGATAGTTACGATAAGCACGAAGCCAGCGCTGTTCGTCTGTATAACGAGAGTCCTCAGATCGTGAGTAACGCTGTTTAACAAAACCCACAACACTAGAAGTCTCTGTAAAGATACTGTCTTTAGTATCTTCTGCAGCGGTTACTTCGTCAGTCTCAAACGAAAGATCATTGATTTCTGCCATGTTTTATATTCCTTAATAGCCGAAGCTGGGATCAGATGCCTGAAAGCCTGTGCGTTGTGTTGCTGGGTTGTAATCCCATATACTACTGCGTGGACGTGTCATGATACCATATCGCAGTGCATCATAGAGGTGATCTTCTGCATGGGTATCTACGTCTTCTGGGTTTCTCTTGTCCAGTGGTATGCTAGGTATCTGTGCAATAGTATTTGTACAGTTATTCATAAACACAAGGCGAGGCTTATCAGTAAACTCATCTACTTGTAGACGCCTATGTATTTCGTTTTTACCTGCGACACGTGAGCCTCTTGACCTGTCAGACGGACGCCAGCGGCACCCTTTGTGATTCATCTGCTCTGCCAAGCTAGGCCCAGTGTCGCCACGGTTGTGCCATAAAGAACTATCCAGCACCCCGTACCGTATTGTACCATCTTTTGCTTCTGCTTCAAGTATTAAATCTGCTAAGTCAGAAGCTGTAACTTTAGAGACATACATCTCACGGTACACAATTAGTTGTTCGTCAGGTGCTACAGCAAACCACAGAACGCCAGTGTAACTGCCATAACCGTAATCGCAAGCCCTAAACCTTGCCCAAGAGTCAGGGATCTCGAATGAGTCCACGACATGTATCTTGCGGTCAAACTCTGGGAAAGCGGCACCCTCATTAACATCCCAGTTACCTTCAAGTAACTGCTTACGCTGGTGCTCTGGAAGCGAGAGAAGCATTGCTTCATAGTCGCCAGACTCAGCCAAGTACGGATTGTCGAACAGAGAGGCAGGAATAAATCGTCTTTTAAATAGAGGCAGACCTGCTTTACTGTGTCCTTGAGGGTAAGTAATCGTTTCGCCTGACTCAAGATGCGTTGCCCAGAAAGGCTCATTAGATCTCGCAGGATCAATAAACATCTTTTTAACCCAAGCATGACCGCTTCCTCCAGGGTTTGTTGTGGCCCTCATGTAAAGACCTAGTTTGTTAGAGTGTGCCGATCTCAAGCGAGATCTCATATAATCCCAAGCGTAAGGGCTAGCCCATTGCGTAAGCTCATCGAACCCAATCCAATTAAAAGCCTGACCTTGGTATCGTGTGACATCGGTGTCTTTGTCGAGATAAGACATCCAAAGTCTTCCACCCTGAGGAGAAGTCCATTGCGATTTACGTTCCGACCACTTAATTCCAGGTACTGCACGAGGGTATAACTCCTGACTCTTTTGTATGAGTTCTCTTAGTTCTTCTGTAGTATGACGTACCAACAACCCTGAGAAGTTAGGATCATTTAGTCCATGTAGAGGGTCAGCAAGCATGGCGTAGCTCTTACCCCCGCCTGCTGATCCACCATAAAGTACTTCACGCTCTGATGCACTAAGAAAGTTAGACTGTGGGCCTGGGTTAGGCTTAAATACTACCTCTTGTGCAATGTCTGCATCAAACTCAGCAGCTTTAGCAGTAGCTGGTACTGCTTTAGGCTCCTCAGTCTTCTGGGATATTGTAGCTACCGATACGGCCTTCTTCGAGCTTCTTGATTTGCGAGAGCGTTTCTTCGAGCCTTCTGGCAAGCTTGCGTTTAATTGTAGCTGATTTCTTACGTTTTTGCTCAATTTTGATTCTCTTGTGTAGGCCCATATGAGATATGTAGCGTCCAGTAGTCTTACTTAACCATATTGCTACTTCACGATAAGAATACTGCTTTAAGTGACGCTTTGCAACCTCTAATGCTTCTAACTCTTCTGGTATAGGTTCTAATAGTCTATCATTATCAGGATGTACCCTATAACCAAAAGGAATCTGACGGTTTGTTGCACGTGCTACTACGTGCCATTCCTTCTCTTTACCTTTTAAAGGTCTGGGTAACTCCCAGAATCCTAAGTCTCTATCGTAGTCGTACTGGGCCACTGTTACTCATTGTTACCTTCTTTAGGGGGTAGATAGAAGATACCACCTCCATTAGAAGTAACATCTACTTTATCTACCTTACCAAGTCCTGCACGATCAAGCAAGTCCTTAGCTGCAGCCATCTTGTCCTTAATACCTAGCTCTGTAGGGTCATTGAGAGCACCTACAAGAGCCATAACAGCTTTAGGAGCAGAACGAGCAAAGTGAGTACGAGTTGCTGCGTTAATCTCATCCTTTAGAGATTCAACAATAAGTCTTGTAGGAGTCTTATCACTATACCCAGCTAACTGCTTGGCACGTACAACATCGCCTCCCGCCTCATCAAATAAGACTTCAAGAAACTTCTGTTGGTTCTCTGTTAAGTTACGTGCCATTACACTACTTTCTCATGTTGTACTGTCTGTATCGTAAAACCGTTGCTTAATCTCACCACGGGTAATACCAATGTCTTTGAGTTGTTGGTCACTCATATTGTTAAGAAGCCAGTAGTCTGCTCTCATCTGTTGAGCTTTAGCTAATGAAGTACCAATAGAAACAAAGAACTTAACTATTGCTTTAAAGGTACGTTTGATTGTGTTAGTTACTGCGATTCTAACTTGGCTTGGGTAGTCGTATGTTAAGTACATTAGTGTAGTCTCCTGTATGTTATGCCTTTATTGGCTCATACAGTTATACTACATTATAGTACTTTTTAGAATTGCTATGTTGGAATACCCGTTATGCTACCTGTTAGGGTTGTACATCTCTTTGGCTGACATAAACACTTCTAAAGCAGCACTAGCACCGTCAAAAGCTAATATCTTATCACCTGAGTGTAGGAATAGCCTGTCTGACGTTATGACATTATACACATCTTTACCAGCTATAGCTTTATCGTTTAGTATATGGTGATACGTATTTGTATCTGCGTGATACCACTGCAGGCTTATGTTGTGATTAGCAGTATCACCATTAGTAACATGAAGGAATACTATTTCCGCATCAAAGTTAGCAGGGCATACATACAGAAGATCAGCACTAGCACCACCAGATGTAGCGGTAACTGTTAGACCCTTTGTTACAGTATTATATGCACGAGCTACAACCATTACTCGTCAACCCACGCTTCATTCTCTGGTGTGTTAGGGTCATCCTTTACAAAGTGTCCCTTAGCTGTACGAGCACGTTTCTTGCCCTTAGGTGCAGCAGCCTTCTTAGGCTTAACAGCAGCAATGTCAGCTGCCTCACAGATAGCATTAACATTAACGTCTTTGCTCTGTACGTTGCCATAGTTATCTTCACCAGCAGACTGGTTACCCATGGAGTCCCACACGTAGCCATGCTCGTCTACACGATAACCCTTAGCTTCAAGGGCTTCTTGGTATTTGTGATAATACTTCATGACTTGTTATTCTTCATAGGCCGTGCTGGTTGTACATCTGCACCACAGGCTAAGCCACCGTGTTTGTAACCCATCCGCTTAGTCATACCACCCTTCATGTACCCCATCTTCTTAGCTACTTCTGGTGCTTCTTTCTTAAGAGCTTTCATACCTTTGTTCATCATACCACCTTTGTTCATACCTTCATGATAACCTGTTCCACCACAGTGAGAACAACCTTTACCCTTACATTTAGGACATACCCTCTTCATGTTCGTTTCTTCCCAGATGCTGTTGTAGACCACTTAACTTTATTAGGTCCAGTTTTCTTTGCTGCTTCTTGCTTACTGATCTTAGAGGCTACTGCCTTTGGTCTACAAGCTGGGTATGCTCTACCGTCACCCGCAGACCTACCACACTCTTTACCTGTCTTAACGTCTGTCCACTCTTCACCAAACCACTTACCTAATCCACCCTTAGCATAACCACGGGTACTAGGTAACACATGCTGGCTACGAGACTTTGTTACTCTTCGTGCCACTGTATTTACCTCCACGTGCTTTGTATGTCTTAGTAAGCCAAGCAGAGCCATAAGCGCTGGGCCATACTTTAAACTTCTTCTTAGCTTCTGCTTTTACTCTAGCGTATAGCTTAGGATTGGTTGGCTTAGGTGCTGCCATTATGCTGGCTCCCCATTGTAGCGCAGAGCTACACAAGTAGGTGTGATGACTGCGTGGCTATACTTATCCATGATCTTACGTGACTCAGCTA